TTTTTTGATATGTGTACGCAACCTATTTGGATAGCTAATCGTCGTTACATACGCAAAGATCATGATATAAGTCTTCCTATGTCTGAGCTTGCACAACGTCCGTGGGATGTTGCTCGTTTTCGCCTTGCGGTTCCTTGTGGTAAGTGTGAGGAATGCCAGAAAGCTCTTCGTAACTCGTGGTATGTTAGGATTAGGCAAGAACTTTCACGTTGTCGTGCAGATAATGAGGAAGCTTGGTTCGTTACAATAACTATTGATCCGCGTTATTACAAAAGAGCTTTTGAAAATCCTACATGGTTCATGCGTAAATGGTTCGAGCGAATTCGTCATGTGACTGGCCGGACGATTAAACATGTTTTTTTTCAGGAGTTTGGTATGCATTCTCTTTCTGGTAGCGAGCCTCGTTTACATTTCCACGGTTTCTTATTTGCTCCACGAATGTCCTATAATGAGTTTCGCTCTATTGTTTCAAAATTTGGTCATGTTTGGCTCTGTCAGGCTACAGCTAAACGTGCCCGATATGCCGTAAAATACGTAGTTAAACATTTAAATACTTCTAATTATGATCTTTCCGATGCTTTGCGGATTACCTTGTCTGATCGCAAATACACTCGCAAATATGTCAGTCCCGGTCTTGGTGATTATATCGCTAATCAGCCTCATCCTGATATTTCTTGTGGTACGTGGACTTTCGACGCTCGGCTTTCTGATAGCGGGTATCAGTATAAAATTCCTCGTTATTATGATAAATATTTATCAGAAAGAGAAAAGACTCGGCGTTCGATTTTGTCTGCTTCTTCTTATGCAAGTTATCTC